AATAGAAACATTAAAAGAACAAATTAATACACAAGAATTATGAATTGGTTAGAAAGTTACATTGATGAACCAGACGCAAAAACAGAGTGCGCCTGTTGTAAAGGGGAAACAAACGGAGATTACTATTGCTCAGTTGAATGCTTTAATTTAGATATAGAATGATACTTTTAGTAGATGCAGACAGTTTAATATTTGCCTCTTGTTATAAGAAACGAGAGAACCCAGAAGATGATAAATACTATCGAGATATAGAAGATGCCCAAGCTAAGTTCGATGAGCAGTTTATGAGCATAGTCAATAAGCTAGAGGATATGTATCCAGTTGAGCGTGTAATAACGTTTAGCGGTAGTAAAGGTAATTTTAGAAAGCTCATTACAAGTGATTATAAAGCCAATAGAAAAAAACAAGAGCTACCGCCTTTGTTAAATGAAATGCACCAATACGTAAAAGATCAATACGATAGCGTTTGGGGTTACGGAATTGAAACGGATGATATTGTAGCAAGATATTGGTACGAACTTTCAAATGAAGTAGGCAGAGATAATGTAATGATAGTTTCAATCGATAAAGACTATAAACAATTCCCTTGCCTTATGTATAACTATCACTACAAACACAAAGAAGTTTTAGATATAAGCGAGGACGAGGCTTTATATAACTTTTACGAACAAATGATAATTGGGGATACTGCTGATAATGTAAATTACTTTAAAGGTAAAGGTAAAAAGTTTGCAGAAAAATATTTAGCTGATTGCAATACAAAATATCAATACACAAAAAAGATGTATCAATTATTTAAACAAGAATACAAAGGCAAAGCACGTCAAAAATATGCAGAGTGCTATCACTTATTAAAACTTAGAACAAATGATTAGATTTGTATATGACCTAGATATAGTTTTGGAAGCAATAGAAAACGAAGATTATAAAGACGCAAAGGAAATGATTGAAGATATACAAGAGGACTTACGAATATTAGCATTATTATAAAAAAAAAGTGTTTATAATTTGTTTATAACTACAAAAGGTTATATATTGCAGTATAATTAAAAACAAAACAAAATGATAGCAAAATTAAAAAGTAGATTGGGAATTGAAGTGTGGAAGGACATACCAGAATATGAGGGCTTATATCAAGTCAGTAATTTAGGAAATATAAGGAGTTTAAATTATAAAAGAACTGGTGGTGTTAAAAATTTATCACCAGGTGTTAATTCATCTGGTAGGTTTAATGTAATTTTATATAAACAAGGCAATGTAAAAAATTACAATGTTTATGTATTAGTTGCTATTGCATTTTTAAACCACAAGTCTAGCGGTCTTAAAATAGTTGTAGACCACATAGACAACAACCGTTTAAATGATAAACTATACAATTTGCAATTGATAACACAAAGACAAAATGTCTCTAAAGATAGGAAAGGAACTTCTAATTACACTGGTGTATGTATTCATAAAGGAACTAATAAATGGCAATCGACAATAACCGTAAACGGGAAGCAAAAACATTTAGGATATTTTACAGACGAAAAAGAAGCATCACGAGTATATCAAAACGAATTAAATAAAATAGAATTATGAGAGCAACTTATTTACATTACGAAAACGGCAAAGGCTATGACGTTATAGACTTTATAAAAGATTATAACCTCAACTTTAATAGAGGGAATATAATCAAATACATCACACGTGCGCCAAACAAAGGCACAGAACTGCAAGACTTAGAAAAAGCAGCCGATTACCTAAAGCGTGAAATTGAATATATGAGAGAACAACAACAACAATGGATCGAAAAGAATAAATAATGGTAGCACACAATAGAAGTAAAAAATATTACGAAGAAATGGAACAAAAAGAACTAGAACATCAAGAACAAGTCAGGGGTGTTCACGATGAACCAGAAGATCAAATCACACCAAGACATTTGAACTATTTAAAATGCGTATTGATTAGTCAATTACTACTAGAAGCAAACGACGAACTAAAAGGCAGCGTAGGATTCAAACAAAACGTAAAGTTGCAAGTGAATAAAACATCAAAACTATTGGAAGGAATATATCAAGAAGGGTTCAACACCGTTTACGGCAATAACCCTGAAATGTGTACCAATGTATTAAATAAAATAGATAGCTTAATACACAAGATTAAAACGGCTTCTATTGATGAACTGGTAATGATTGACGCATTAGTAGATAGCTACTTTACAAACAAAGATGAACACAATAAAAACCAAACCACAGAGTTTACTAAATTAGATTAATTATGAATCCATTTAAAGAGGCAAAGAAATTACATTACGACACTTATTTGGGTATAAATGAATATCCAGAAAAATCAACTGATTACTATCTATGGGATAAAGCTAAAGATATATGTATTATTTATGTTGATGCTATTATAAAAGAAAAAGGTCATTATGAAAAAGAATATAAAATAATAAAAAAAGAATTACTTAAATTATAAATTATGTATATAAATATAGAAATAAGAAAAACAGATCAAAAAGACTATTATAAATTTTTAATAAATGGCTTAGACTTGGGAACTTGGGAACGCTCAGACCTTAGGCACTTAATAGAAACCATAGACAATAAGATATGAATTTAGAAAGTGATTGTTGTGGAGCGTCACAATGGAATGAAACAGACTTATGTAGTGAGTGTTTAGAACACGCAGAATTTAACGAATAAAAAAACCCAATGGAACTAGAAGAATTAAAACAAGCAGTAAATGAAAAGTTTAAATTAGATATTGAAACCAAAACCAGACAAAGGAATTTTACAGATGCTAAAAAAGTATTTTCTAAATTAGCTTATGAATCAGGAGCAACGTTTGATGCAATAGGAAAACAAATAAACAATAGTCATTGCAATATACTACATCACGTAAATTCAGCCAACTCTATAAGTGAACTGTACAAAAGGCAACACGATGAACTAGCAAAAGAACTTGACTTAACATTTGTAAAACATTTTTTCGATCCAAATCAAGAAGAAATAAAAAAAGAAATACAAAAAACGACAAACAATAAAACACTTGAACGGATTAAAGGCATTACGGACGTCATATCAGCTTGGGATACAGAAACAATCCAAGAGTTTAAACAAACACGCTTAGATCCCTTTAACGCATTATTAAAGAATAGGGTAAAGCCAAAGACTATAAAGGAAGTAAAAGGAGCTATACTAAACAATAGAGTTAAAAACCCTGTGTTATGCTAGTAAGCGATTTATTACCATTCTTGGAAGGCTTAAAAGATAACGGGGATTTATCGGAATTAACTTTAAGGAAAATAACTAACTTTATAAATCTGGAATCTATGGTATTTAAAAATACAATAGTTGAAGATAAAACTCAAATGAAAATGTTCTAAACAAAATAAAACAAATCTGTTTATATATTAATAGGATTGATTAAACAATTTATTTCAATATGGATAACAGAAAAAACAACGGAGGTGCTAGAGAGGGAGCTGGGCGTAAACCAAAGGCACAAGAACAAAAACTAATAGAACGCTTAGACGCTATAATAGATTCAGACGAAGCATTAAGCCAATTGGGAAAGCTAGTAGCTAAAGGCGACCTAAGAGCCATACAACTGTATTTAAGCTATCGTTACGGAAAACCCAAGGAAAGTATTGACCTTAACTCATCGGAGGGCTTAAACATTAATTTTAAAGAACTGATTCAATTCGTTGATTAAAGTACATAAAAAATATAGAACCATACTAGAAAAAGATAGTAGGTACTTTATTGTGAGTGGTGGGCGTGGTTCTGGGAAATCTTTCAGCATTAACGCCTTGCTTGCTTTACTAACCTATGAAGCAGGTCACACAATATTATTCACTAGATACACATTATCTTCTGCCTATATATCCATTATACCAGAGTTTATTGAGAAGCTTGAACTGTTTGGGTGTTTAGGGGATTTCCGTATCACTAAGGATGAAATACTAAACAAACGTTCTGGGAGTAAAATAATATTCAGAGGGATTAAAACATCAAGCGGAGATCAGACTGCAAATCTAAAGTCTTTAACAGGGATCACAACTTGGGTGGTTGATGAAGCCGAAGAACTAACAGATGAACAAAAGTTTGATACTATTGATTTATCAGTAAGGCAACAAGGCAAACCTAATAGGGTTATATTAATTTTAAACCCAACAACAAAAGAGCATTTTATATACTCAAGGTTCTTTGAAGATAGGGGGGTTAATGAGGGTGTAAACACAACTAAAGAAAATACAACCTATATACACACAACCTACTTAGATAACAAAGAGAATCTATCTGAAAGCTACTTAGAACAAATAGAGCAGATGAAGATTAGACGCCCTGAAAAATACAAGCAGCAAATATTAGGTTCGTGGTTGGATAAAGCAGAAGGGGTTATATTTAATAATTGGAATGTAGGAGAGTTCAAACATATAGGCACAAGCGTATGGGGTCAAGATTATGGATTTGCCTCTGATGAAAACACCTTAGTTGAAACAAACATCGACACCTCAAATAAGATTATATACTTAAAAGAATGTTTTTATTTAAAAGCCTTAACGACATCACAAATAGCTGAACTTAATTCAAGACACGCTAAGGGCGGTTTAATTATTGGGGATAGTGCTGAACCAAGATTATTGCACGAACTAAAAGCAAAGGGATGCAATGTAAGGGCTTCAATCAAAGGTCAGGGAAGTATTACTTACGGGATCAGCTTACTGCAAGATTACGATATTATTGTGAGTCCAGATAGTACTAACTTAATTAAAGAGCTAAACAATTATAGGTGGCTAGAAAAAAAGTCAAAGACTCCAATTGATGCGTGGAATCACATTATTGATGCGGTTCGTTATGCGGTTGGCTTTCAATTACAGAATCCAAACAGAGGGAAATATACAGTATCTTAATCTGTTGAATAAAAAAAATAAAAAAAAGTTAATTAAATGTTTGTTATTTCAAAAAAAGGTGTATCTTTGTAGGGAACAAAAACAATAACAATTATGTCAAAGATTTTTTATACAGAAACAGGATACAACAGAACAACAGTTAAATTTTACGAGTTAGTCAAAGAAACTAAATCTTTTTACACATTAGTTCAGATTGACAAATATGATTATAATAATGGAGTAACACCAAACCCAACTAAAATAATAGGAGATAGTTTTAGAGTTAAAAAAACAAACTACCTTTATCAAACGTGGAAGGGTCAAGAACTAAAGGAAAATAATAACTACACATATACAGGTGCATAAAAAAAATAAATAAATAAATTAACCCTTGCAGAAATGTAGGGGTTTTTTTGTATCTTATAGTTACTAAAATAAATTAAAAAAGTTTATATATTAATATGGAAGTAAAATTAATCATACCAACAACGTTAAATGAAATCACTCTTGGGCAATATCAGGAGTTTTCAAAACTAGATATTACAAAGGAATCAGAGGTGCAATCAAAGATGATTGAAATATTTTGTAAAGTACCTGTTGAGGTTGTTCGGTCAATGAAAGCCACCGATATAAAAGAAATTTGCGAAGTTATTAATACGATGTTTGATGTTGAACACCAACTAATAAATAGGTTTCAATTAGGCGGCAATGACTATGGGTTTATACCAGACTTAGAAAATATGAGTTTTGGCGAATATGTCGATTTGGATACCTTCATAGGTGACAATGATACACTTCACAGAGCGATGAATGTTTTATTCAGACCTATTGATTTAAAACAAGGCTCACGCTATACACTAAAAGATTACGATCCAGATTCAATTGAAACCGCTAAGGATTATCCTTTAGACGCTTGTTTTGGTGCTATGGTTTTTTTTTACGCTTTAGGGAGGGACTTGTCGATAGCTATGCTGAACTCTTCGAGCAAACAGAACGAGGACAATTTAGCGCAATATCTGGGTTCACTTCCAAATGGGGATGGTATAATTCAATCTATGCAATCGCTGACGGAGATATTACAAGATTTGAAAATATCACTAAATTAAACGTTCACGAGTGTTTGACTTATTTAACGT